TCATGAAGAATTTGCAAAGCGTGTGGAGGAAGAAAACGATAGGCAGAATCATCGTTTATCGGCTCTTGAAAATGTGATTACACAGATATCAAATATCATGTCTTCAGTTGAGAGATTAGCAACGAATATGGAGCACATGGCTAAAGAACAACATGATCAAGGTGAAAGATTAAAAGTTCTTGAAAGCAGGGATGGTGATATGTGGAGAAAGATAGTTTCGTATTCTGTCACTGCAATCATTTCAATTATCATTGGTTTTATAGCAAGCAGATTGGGATTATAAAGGAGGCATATATGAAGATTGATTGGAAACGTAAACTTACATCAAGAAAGTTTTGGTTAAGTGTTTCATCTTTTGTATCGCTTTTAATTGTTGCTCTTGGAGGAGCAGAGAATACTGCAACACAGGTAGCTGCTCTTATCATGGCAGGTGCAACAGTAATTGGATATGTTATTGGCGAAGGACTTGCTGATGCAGGAAATAAGGGTACTAACGATGAATAATGAACAAGAAAGAAAAACCCCTGTTCCGTTTTATGCCGTTGAAAGCATGCTTGATAGGCAAGGACTTACAATCAAAAGGTTGTGGGTTATGTGTATCCTGCTGATTATTTTGCTTGTCGGAACAAATGCTTTATGGATTTGGTATGAAAGCCAATGGGAATATTTTGAAACTGAACAAAAAGTGGAGCAGGAAATAGATGCGGAACTTGGTGATGATGGCGGTGATTTTACCGTGATCGGAATAGGAGATAACTATGGCAAGAACAAGGGTTAGGCAGACCTCGACAACTACTACGAGAGGTAGACGCAGACGTACAGGTTCGGGCTACAGAGTTTGCAATATTTGCCACGGAACAGGAAGAGTGAAGAAACGTTGAACTTTGATAACATTCCAAAATCAAAGATTGAGTCTGCGATTGATGAATGGATAGTTGGTGCACATGCAGAGCGTAATAAAGCCATTGTTCGTAGGAGATTATTGGATGGTATCTGTTTTGAACCCTTGAGTGAAGAATTTGGACTATCTGTAAGGCAGACCAAGAATATATTTTACAAGTGCGAGAGAAAAATCTTTACACATTTAAAATAAAATGATATCATGATTTTGGCGGTTGATATCTATTTCTGTTGATTGTACATACTCATTATTCCTACCAAAGAGAGGGATACCCAAAAGGTATCTCTCTTTTTTGTTGCCCAAAAATTGCACGAAAGTCGCACGTTTATATCATTTTGTTGATGTCGGCAAAATGATTTAATTTTTGTATGACAAACGTACTTATAAGAAGATTAATTGAATATGGTTATACACCTAATCAAGCGAGTTCGATTTGTCGTGAAAACATTTTCTGTTTATCTAATCTCGAAAATTATCTGAATTCCATTGAGAGGTGTAAGCATGTGGGTAAAATACAATCCGAATCCAACAGGCAGGAGTGTAGGGGATTGTGCCGTTCGTGCGATTGCAAAGGCACTTGCTGTTGATTGGGAAACTGCTTACAAGATGATAGTTAAAAATGGCTATGCAATGGGTGATATGCCAAGCAGTGACAGTGTGTGGGGAGCAGTATTAAGACAACACGGTTTTTACAAAATGGCTATTCCAAATACTTGCCCCGATTGCTATACCGCAGAAGATTTCTGCAGGGATAATCCGATTGGCACTTTTGTATTAGGTTTTGGTGGTCATACAGCCACTGTCGTTGACGGAAATCTTTTTGACAGTTGGAATAGTTCATCGGAGATACCGATTTATGTATGGTTCAGAAAGGAGTAAGCAATGCCAAATTATTACAGCCCATATCAGCAAATGTATCAGCCTAATTATTTTCAGAACAATCAACAGGCGCCTGCACCACAAAATCCACCAATTTCTCAAGTTTCACCACAGATTCAAAATGGTGGATTTGTGTCAGCACCGAATGAAGATTTTGCAAGAAATTTTCCTGTTGGTTATGGCAACAGTGTGAATTTCAAGGATGAGCATGCACCCTATATTTATGTGAAAACTATGGGTCTGTCTCAATTTGATAATCCTGTATTTGAGAAATACAGATTGGTCAAGGAAGAGCCTACTGTAGCCCAAAATGAGCCTCAAAAAGAAGAGCCGAACAAATTATCGTATGACGAATTAAAGGCTGAAATAGAGGATCTCAGAGGGCAAATCGAGGACCTCAGAGAAAAGGTTGCGTTAATAAGTGAAAAGTCAAAAAGCAAACCTAAAAAGGAGGTAGAGGAAGATGCCTAATAACATTTTATGGTTATACCAACAGTTAAGGCAAAATCCAATGCAAGTATTGGCTCAAAGATTTAATATTCCTCAAAATGTTAACTTAAATGACCCAAATGCTATAATTCAGCACTTGATTAATTCGGGGCAGGTATCACAAGAACAGGTTAACCAAGCGATGAACATGAGAAATAATCCTTTGGTTCAGCAACTTATAGAAAAGAAATAAAAGCAGACGTGCTTTTATATATACGGATTTCACAGCGTACGAGTGAGATTCCTAACCTACAAAATTTATAGGAGGTAAATTATGGCTTTAACAGATGAAAGCAATGGCAACGGATTCTACATGCCTGTAGCACCTGCGTACATGGGTGGTGGCAATGGTGGATTCGGCAACGGATTCGGTGGTGATTGGGCTTGGATTATCCTGCTCCTGCTCCTCGGATGGGGAAATAACGGATGGGGCGGAAATGGAGGATTCGGTGGCGGATACGGCGCTGAATATCCTTGGCTCGCAAATGGTCAGCAGAACATCATGCAGAATACCAATAACGGATTCAGAGACCAAATGATCAACGATAATGTCACTTCCATCCGTGATAGCATTGCAAGCCTTTCCACTCAACTTTGTGGATGCTGTGGCGATATGCAGATGGCTCTTGCAAATGGCTTTGCAGGTGTTGAGCAGGGTGCTAATGCAAGACAGATGGCAAACATGCAGACCGCATTCGCAGGACAGACCGCAATGGCACAGGGATTCAGCGGAGTGCAGAGTCAACTTGCACAGTGTTGCTGTGACAACAGGCTCGCTACTTGTCAGACTCAGAACATCATTCAGAATGAGGGCAATGCTACAAGATTTGCTGATGCAAATAACACAAGGGATATCATCGATTCACAGAACCGTGGAACACAGGCTATCCTTGACAAACTTTGTGCACTTGAACTCGATGGCTACAAGAGAGAAAATGACAATCTTCGTACCCAACTGAATATGGCAACTCTTCGTGAGTCACAGACAGCACAGAATGCATTTATCTCACAGGGATTCTCAAACGAGGTAGACCAACTCTACAACAGACTTTCAAGTTGTCCTGTGCCCAGCACTCCTGTTTACGGCAGAACTCCCATATTCACATGCCCTAACAACAACAGCGGATGCGGTTGTGGATGCGGTAGTTTCTGATAGGAGGTTATGGCTATGGCAGAATATTTAACAAGAGATTCAGTTGAGTCAGTTGCACTCAATTCTGCAATTCCGTTCATTGATTCTATTCGGTGCAATAAGGGATATGTATTTCATCAGAATGGCACAGGAATTTTTGTTCTGCGTGGTATAGTCAATAATCCTACATCATGCTTTGCAAGATACGAAGTCGAGTTTACAGGCAATATCGCAATTCCCGATGGTGGTGACATTACTCCGATTGCAACAGCAATAGTTGTATCGGGTGAAGAGCGTATTGGCAGTAGGAGTATCTTTACTCCTGCAGAAGTAGATGAGTATGGGAATGTAACAAGTAGGGCTGTAGTGGATGTCCCTCGTGGATGTTGCTTCACTGTATCTGTTGAATATGTCAATGGAACTGTTAATGACCCTACTGTAGTTCCCACACCTATCATCAATGTAATTGATGGTAGTCTGAGTATCACAAGAATAGCATGAAAAGGAGGTAGATTATGCACAAGTTGATAGAATATATCTGCGATGAACTTGAAGAACTTGAGCGTAAGACAGAAAAAGGCGGAAAACTGTCAATGCAGGAAGTGCAGTACGGTGATATGCTTGCACATTTCAAGAAAAATCTTCTTAAATCCGATGAAATGATAGAAGATGAAGAATACAGCATGGCAGGCGGTTCTTACGTTTATGCTCGTGATGGCAGAGACGTTAATCGTGACGATGGTCGCTCAAATGCATCTTATGCTCGTGGCAGAGGACGTAATGCAAGGAGAGATTCTATGGGCAGGTATTCTCGTGAGTATGGATACAGCATGGCAGAAGATGATTTCCGTATGGAAGTTGAGGAACTTATGCAGAGTGCGCCCAATGAGAGAGCCAAACAGAAACTCCGTGAACTGATGTCCGAAATGTAAAGGAGGTGGCTTCTGTGATAACTGAACATGATTTGGCAGAAGCCATTGCCGAGTGCGAGGGTCAGAGAAATCCTAATGCAAGTACCTGTCTGAAATTAGCGTCTTTTTACATCATTCGTGACAAGATGTTCCCTGCAAAACAGGAGGTTGAGCCTATGTATTATTCAACTAAATCGGAGGAACAGCACATGAATGAGGTAGTCGCACATGAAGAGAATGAATCGGAATTCAGACAGGCTGTAGTTGGATTAAACCTTAACGAAGTTGTTAATATCATGGACGAAGTTATGGATACACTTAAAATAATTAGTCCGAGATTATATGACGGAGTTATGCGAAAATTGACTAATACAATTTAATAAAGTTAAGTATCAGCCTTGCAAACCGCAGGGCTGATATTTTTTTTACAAAAATAATCAAAAATAATCAAAAAAAATATTGACATAACCGCCTAAAAGTGGTAAACTTATAATATAAGGAGGAAAAGGCAATGTCAAAAGAGCAGGTTTTAAAGGAAATGTTCGAAATAGTCCACACAATGTTCACTGAGGGTTGGACAAGAGATAAAGAAAATAAACTTTGGGCACTCGCATCCGATAACGACATTTTCATGTGTGAACATGCAAACGATGATTATGAGGTAGACGGTTTCTATATTGAAGATGATTACTACCTATATGAGAACATGAAAGAGTACAACTTATACGGAAACATGTAATAATCAGAACCCATTAAGGAGGGCAGGACATGAGAAAATCAAGAACACTTTACATCATCAACGTTTTTAATAGAGATACAGGCGAGGTTTATGAAGCCAAGTGCTATTGGCAGTACGGCAGGATTGCAGGATATTGTAATCGTATGTTCCGTAAGTACGGTGAGAGAGTTTATTGTGAAGTGTTCTCTGATGAGAACCTTGAAAGACCTATCGAAGAGTGGGGGGCATGATTATGAGATATCATTTTATGTCATTAACGACAGGCGCACTTGAAAGGAATATCGTTTGCGTTATCAGAACCGTTGTCAAGGACATTATCAAATTTAAGATGCTTAATGTTAGATGGACATACAGCAGGAAAGGTTTTTAAAAGGGGGTGATCGAATGAAATTCAGTAAGCAGAGAATGATTGACCGTGTGACTAAAGCAGGACAGGCTGACATGATTGATGAGGATGCAATGAGAATTATGGATGACCTTGACGGGCAGGAAGTTTCAGTATCATGTTGGCAGAGGCAGGTTATGGGTTTACCTGTATTTTGGGTAGTAGGCAAGAGTGGCAAAGGTAATTACGTCAATGAGGCGGATTGCATATAATTAATGATTGCCCTTGAGGCAGAAAAGGAGATTGAGTATGAGCATTGAAATGAGAATTATGGAAGCAATTGCAGAGCAGGTCGGTAAGGATGTTACTGTGGAGCAGGTTGAGGTTGAAAAGAATAACGGTGTCATCCGCACAGGTTTCACCATTAAGGAAGTAGGAAGCACCCTCGCACCTACAATCTATTTTAACCCCGAATGGGATGAGGATAAGATTTTTGCTCACACCATTGATGCTTACAAGAATAGCCTGTCTGCACAGCCCGAGTTCAATATGCAGGAGATTTTCTCAAAGGATTATATCTTGGCAAATGTTTATCCTGTATTTGCAAACACTACAAGAAATGAGAAGAGATTTGATGATGTGCTGAATAGAAATTTTGCGGATGATATCTCAATCATCTATAAGGTCGATGCAAACCATGATGAGCAGGGAGTAAGTTGCTTTACTATCAGAAAACCACATCTTGAGTATCTTGGGATTACCGAGCAGGAACTTCATGAGGCTTCTATCAAGAATATACAGGGTAAGGGAGAACTTATCCCGATGAGAAGTATTCTTGGTGATGCTTGCCCCGATGATTGCCCTCTCATGGTAATCACAAGCAACAGTGGAGCAAATGGTGCTTCAATGATACTTGATACGGAAGTGTCAAATACACTTAAGGAACTTGCAGGCGATGTGTTCATCATTCCGAGTAGCGTACACGAACTTATCGCTA